AACTCAACGGGCCGGTGGCGGCGCGCGGTGGCGCAGCGGTCCACGGTCGCGGCGTCGTCGCTCGGCGCGGAGATTTGGTACCTCGCGGGGAGCAGCGCAGGCACGCCCACGGTGACGCTCACGCTGGCGAGCACGGCGGCCGGGCGGTTCCTCTACGGGATCCAATCGTGGTCGAACGCCTCCACGAACGCGACGGATGTGCTCGGCACGACGGTGAGCACGGCGGCGAACTCCTCGCTCTGCGCCTTGCCGACGATGTCGTCGCTGTCGTCCGGGTCGGTGCTGGTGACGGTCTACAAGACGCTGGCGGGCGTCACGAACCGGACGAACCCGAGCGGGTGGAGCACGCTGGCCCCGCAGAACTCGACGCGCGAAAACAGCTTCTACTTGGCCAAAACCGACACGACGGCCAGCACGGCGACGTGGACGATCACGGCGGCCAGTCAGTACGTGGTGGTGGGCGCGGAGTTCCGTGGCTCGACGTTCACGCCCTCCACGGTGGCGGGGCGCAAATCGGACGGCTGCGGCATGGCGCGTCTGGGGGTGTGCTAGATGGCGATCTTCTCCTCGCTCTACGGGGCACGCCTCGACCGCGAACTCGGCACCGACGACAGCACCGTCCTCTTCACGACCGCGCGCCGCAAGGCCGCGATCAACGAGGCGCAAGCCGAGTTTGCCGACTTGACCGAATGCCTCGCGCGGCAGGCCGTCGTCAGCGTCACGGCGGGCACGGCGGAATACAACCTGAACTCCACGACCGTGATTGCGGGCGGCGACTTCGTGCGCTTCTCCAAGGAGCAGGTGCAGTACCGCGTCACCTCGACGGCCGGAGCGCGCACGGTCCTGAGCGGCGACGATCTACCTCGCCGCGATGTGGAGTGGCTGAACCGCTACGAGCCGGGCTGGCAGGACTCCACGGAGGCCTCGTCCATCGCGCGCTCGCCGCGCTACTACTACCTCCGGCCGGACGGCGGCAACCTGTATCTGGGCGTCTATCCGCCGCCGGGGCTGTCGAGCAACAGCACGGCGTCGCTGGTGGTGCCGTATCTCGCCGCTCCGACGCCGCTGACCTCGGACACGTCGGAGCCGTTCACCGTGAACAGTTCGGCGCGCACGGATCTGCGGCCGTATCACCAGGCGCTGGTCCACTACGCGGCGCACCAGTTGGAGAAGTTGCGGCGGGACGATCAGGCCGCTGACCGGCAGTTGCAGGTGTTTCTGGGCTACGTCGCGCGCTACACGCAGCAGATGCGAAAGAAGGGCGGGCAGGCGCTGACGTTTGCGCGGGCCTACTTCGGCACGCGGCGCACGCCCTATGCGGATGACCCCCGGCGATGAGTGTCCGCGTGCGCTTCGCGTGTGGGCATGGGCAGGCGTGGGCCGAGGGCGACGCGCCGGTCTGCGCGACGTGTGGCGAACGCCGCGTGGCACGCGTGCAGGCGCCGCCGCCGCGCTTCCGTGGGGTCGTGCAGGGGCCGTCCGCGACGGCCGAGGATCTGACGGCAGTCGCCGTCCCGGTCGCGCCCGGTGGCGCGTTGACGTTGCAGGAGTCACCCGATGGCAGATGATTTTGGCCTGACGTTTTCGCCGGCCTCGGCGATGAACCGGGATCGGGCACAAGCGAACGCCGACCCGAATGGGCCGGTGCAGGAAGCGATCCGCACGCTGTCGCTGCGGATTCCCCGCGTGACCGGCGGCAAGGGCATTGCCCCCGCGCCGCTGCTGAACTCGATGGGATCGCAGGGGCTCCCGACCAACGGCATGGGGCTGGAGCAGATCCTGGCCATGCTGTTCGGCCGGATGCAGCCGCAGTCGCCGATGGGCGCGCCGCTATCGCCGCAGACGGCGGGCTTTGGCTCGGGGCAGCTCTCGCAGCCGCCGATGCCGAACGTGCGGCCGGGGATCGAGGATCCGAATCGGTCGCTGCCGCCGCTGCAGACCGCGCCGGTTCCGCGCGTCACGCCGGGCATGGAAGCACCCGTGGAGGTTGGCACGCAGTACACGCGGCCCGAACCGTTCAAGCCGCAGACGGACGTGCAGATGATGGATACCTTCGGGTTCTAACGCATGGCGTCGCAGGGGAAGACGCGGGCGGCGCAGACCGGCAAGGCGTATCAACTCCTGCCGGTCATCGGTCCCAGCGCGGGCGTGGATCTGCGGACCTCGCCGACGCTGCTGAAGGCCGAGCGCGCCCGGTCGCTGGTCAATTTCTCGCTGAGTGAGCCGGGGGCGCTGGTGGTGCGCCCCGGCTACACCGCGTTTTCGACCGGCAGCCTCGGCAGCGGACGGCCGCAGGGGGCGCAGCGCGTCTACCTGAACACGGCCATTCCGACGCCCGCGTCGACCGTCTTCACCCTCGTCGGCTGGCAGGGCGGCGTCTACAACGCCACCGACAGCGGCGGCTGGCTCTCGACCACGCCGTCTCTGTCTGGCCTCAGCACGGTCAATCAGATCGCGTTCGTCTCGGATCGCGATCTGGTCGCGGTGTTCGACGGGGCCAGTACGGCGGCGTACAAGAGCACCAACGGGTCGTCGTGGACGCGCTTCGGGATCGCGGCGGGCGCGGCGCCCACGCTGTCCTCGCTGTCCACGGGCGGGCTGTCCAGCGGCGAGTATGCCTTCTCCTACACCTACAAGGATCGGGATCAGGCGTACGAGTCCAACGGGCCGGTGGAGTCCACGCGCACGTTGACCGCCTCCAGTGGGGCGATCACCGTGGTCGTGCCGAACAGCACGGACGCCCAGGTGGACGCGATTGTGGTCTACGCGCGCAAGGTGAGTGCGGGCGAAACGGTGCTGCGGAAGGTGTCCAGCCTCGCGCAGTCGGCGGGCGTGTCGAGCACGCTGGTCGTCACCTCGACGGCGTGGACGACGGCCGATGAGATCCCCACGGATCACAGCCTGCCGCCGGTTCTGTCGTTCGGCGTGGTCTGGAAAAACCGCTGGTGGGCGCGCTCGGCGACCGTCACCAACCGGATCCACTTCACGCAGTTGTTCGAACCGCAGTCGTGGCCGGCGCTCTACTACATCGACATCCCGTTCGAACGGGGCGACGAGATCACGGCGCTGGTGCCGCTGGGCGATACGCTGCTGGTGTTCGGCAACACGAAGATTTTCGTGATCCTCGGCCAGTCCTCGCTGGACTTCGAAGTGCGGCCCACGCTGTCGAGCGAGGACGGCGCGTTCGGGTTCCGCGCGGTGGCGGCGATTGAAAACGGCGTCGTGCATGCCGGCGCGAATGGCGTCTACATCTTCGACGGCACGACGGACAAGCTGCTGTCGTACGACATCGAGCCGGCCTGGCGCGATCTGGTGGAGAACGCCAGCGCCGACGCGCTCGCGCGCATTGATCTGACCTACCACCAGCGGCAGAAAGAGCTGCGGATCGCGGTGCCGCGCCGGTATCCCTCGGGCACGGACGGGGAATGGATATTGGACCTGAACCGCACGCGCACGACGCAGACGCCCGCGTGGACGGCGACGGATCGCGCGATTGGCGGCTACATCGCGTGGGACGGGCCGGAGACGCAGGCCGGCAACCGGGGGCGGCTGCTGTCGTGGGCCACGGGCAGCGCGCGGCTGTTTGAAGAGGCCACGGGGACGAGCGGGAACAGCAGCAACCTGACGGCGGAATACGAAGGGCCGGGGCTGACGCTGGGCGCGTTTCGGGCGCGGTTCGTGGACGTGCGCGGCGAGTACGAGCCGGTCACGGGCAACGTCTCGATGGAACCGGTCGTGGACGGCGTGTCGCTGGGGTCGCAGGCGATCCCGATGACGCCGGGCGGGACGGAGTACGGGACGGGCACCTACGGCGTAGACGACTACGGCGGCGGGGTGTCGCGCAAGCAGTTCTTCAAGGTGCTGCCGCTGAACGCGGACGGCCGCACCTACGTGCAAAAACTGGTCTACGTGGGGCAGGGCCGCTTCCGGCTGTATTCGTACCACGTCGGCCTTGTGCCGGAAACCAAGTGCCGGTCGTTCTCGGAGTAGCCAGTGGCGACGTATCCGACAGCCGTTAAGACGTTCACGACGAAAGCGGATGGGGCTGGCAACAAGATCCAGGCCGAACACGTCAACTCGTTGCAGGACGAGATCACAGCCATTGAGGACGGGATTCTGAACGGCACCGCGCCGATCAACTCGTCGCGCATCACGGCTCCGTCCGCGCAGATTACGAACTGCACCATCTCATCGCTGACGGTCACGACGCTGAACCTGTCGGGCGGGTCCCTGGGCAACATCTCGGGGAACAACCTGTCCATCTCCAGCGGCTCGACGCTGGTGACGCTGAACGTCACGGGCGGGTCCACGCTGGCGACGTTGAACGTGACGACGGCCACCGAGGCGGCGCGCGTCGCCAACTCGGCGGTCATCCAGATTCCGAACGGCGTGGCGACGGCCCTGAACTTCGACACGCAGCGGTGGGCGACCAGCGGGATGCACTCGACCACCACGAACTCGTCGCGGGTGACGGTGCTGTCCACGGGCCTGTTCGACGTGGTGGCCCAGGTCGAACTGTCGAGCGGCGTGCTCGGGCAGCGGGATCTGCGGATCGTGCTGAACGACGCCACGGTGATCGGGCGGTCGTATGTATTCAGTTCGTCGCCGGTGGTGCTGACGGCGGCGACGACGTATCGGATGTCGGCGACGACGGACTACGTGGGCGTGCAGATTTACTTTGACGGGTCCACGGGGCGCGTGCTGCAGGGCGCGGCGTACTCGCCGGAACTGATGCTGACGAAGCGGCGCTGACGGCATGGCGAAGGGCTACATCGCGACGCTGCTGAATGCCTTGGCCCCGGACGTGAAGCGGGTGCTGGTGCCGGCGTTCGACTTCATTCAAGACAATTGGAAGCTCGGGACCGGCGCGCGGGCGATCAACGCGCAGTGGTACCGGGTGGAGAGCACGACGGCGGCGGTGGCGAATGAGGAATTCAGCGTGGCGCACGGCCTGGGGGTCGCGCCGCACACGTTGATTCCGGTGCTGGATCTGCAGACCGAGGGCGCGCAGTTGCCGACGCTGACGGTCAGTCGCGCGGCGGATGAGAAGCGCGTGTATCTGTCGTCGCCGTCCACGGGGGCGGTGGTGACGTTCTTCGTGGAGGCGTAGTCGATGCCCGGAGCGATGGTCCGCGCGCCGCAGATTCCCGACAAGTGGGCCGCCAAGCCGACGACGATGGGGCCGAACTATCGGAAGGCCCATGAATCGACGTGGGACGCGGTGACGCGGGCGCTGGTGCGGCTGGCGGGCTTGGATACGCCGCAGGGCGTGATGGAGCAGTCGCTGATGTCGCCGCCCGCGATTGGGCTGGTGCCGCGCGAAACCGTCAGCGGATTGATGGGCCGCTTTGGCAACGTCGCAATGCCAGAGGAGATGCAAAGGGCGCTGCAGTATGTCGCAGAACGATACCCGCGTCTCATGAGCCATGTTGCCGCCGTGGGTCCAGTTGTTACGTCCAACTCCGACGAAGCCATAGCGTCAGGCGGTCGTGTGACGCTCGGCCGCGCGCAAGCCATTGGGCCATCTGTTCGCGCCAAGCAGTACGTCGGCAGCCCAGATCCGCCGGCGGGTCGCGTGGCGACTATCGATGTGGACCGGCGCACGATGAAGTATCCCGGCCAGTTCGTCAAGACGTTGACTCACGAAGCCACACACGTCGCGCAGAACTTGCGGCAGACGGATCGCGCATGGCGCAACTACGCCGACCCGACGTTCACTGAGGAATACGCCAAGTTGAACCGCATGGCCGGTTATGAGCGTAACCCGTACGAGCGCGCGGCGCGCGAAGTTGAAGATCGTCATGGCAATGAATTCTATGTGGTGCGGGAAGCCAGAAAACTGCTGGAGCGTGGATTAACACCAGAGCGGGCCGCAGACGAGATATTGCGGTTGCACCCCACGATGTTGGAGTTGTCCGGCATGAACGACAAGCAGCGAGTGCGGCGTGCTGTCAACGTGGCCAACACCATGATGCAGCGGGCAAAGGAGACGAAGTG